AGCAGTTTGTGTCATCGTTAAGCGACCTGCACTATCTGAAGTGTCAATTTTCCATCTGTCTAACGTAAAGTAACCCGCACTAGCACCAATACCCGTAGATGAAGCCCCCCGTTGAGCAATGTTCATTGCTCCATTATAGACAATATTATGAGATGAACCTCCAATATTATTAGTACCATTTACAGTTAGATTTCCTGTGACAGTTAGATTATCATTCACTGTAGTTTCTGAGGTCGTATGACCAATAGAGACAGGGACAGCAGACGTTGCAGTACCAATAGTAATTCCGTTTGAGGTATTTGAGTTATCAATATTTAAGGTCGTTGTACTATCAAGTGAAATGTTTGTACCATCAACAACAAGCGTACCATCAATATCTGTGTTATCTAGGTTCGTTGTACCATCAACATCTATATCACCTGATATATCTAAATCTGCAAAGATTGAAGTGCCAGTACCTGTTACAGTACCACCTACTCCTAAGTTTCCAGCAACAGTTACATTTGTTGTACCAGTAGGTATTTCTATAACATCAGCATCAGCGTCATTTTTTATTGTAACGTCATTCGTTGAACCTTGACCCGTTAGAATTAAACCTTCAGCCGCAGTATATCCTACCGATGCATTATCCCCAGCGGCAGTATCACCAGTTGCGGCAAAAGTAGAACCCGTTATATCACCCGAAGCAGTAACCGACGTTATGTTTGGATTAGCACCCGACCCAGCTAATGATGCCATATCAGCTATTACAGCCGATGTAGCTAATGAGTTCATGTCACTAATTATATCTGAGGTAGCAAGAGCATTCATGTCAGAAATTATGTCCGATGTAGCAAGCGCATTTAAATCACTTACAATATCTGATGTAGCTAAAGTATTAAGGTCACTAACAATGTCACTTGTAGCCAGCGTATTCATATCCGAAATTACATCGCTCGTTGCTAATAAAGCCATATCTGCAATAACATCACTGTCAGCAAGCAACGCCATGTCAGCAATCACATCTGTCGTTGCTAACAACGCCATATCTGCAACAACTGCACTCGCAGATAATATACCCATATCCTCAATAACTGCCGATGTTCCCAACAACCCCATTGCCGTTACATTTGCAGACGTACCTAACAACCCCATATCTTCAATAACCGCAGAGGTAGCAAGTAAGCCCATATCCTCGATAACCGCAGACGTAGCAAGCAAACCCATATCTTCTATAACGGCAGAAGTAGCTAATAGGTTCATATCCTCAACGATTGCCGATGTAGCTAGAGTATTCATATCGGAAACAGCGTCACTCGTACCAAGTAAAGCAATCGAAGCCGTTACAGCCGATAATGACTGTACATCGGTTATACTTGGGCCAGCCTCAACAGCACCAGTTGTTGCATTAAAGCCTAAAACCTTACCTTTTCTATCATCTTTAACAGGTAGAACTGTACTAACAGCAGTATCATAATCTGCTAAATGTATGCCCCGATTAGATATATCATTAATATCAGCGGCAATAGCAGTAAATCTATCTAGCTCAGTATTCAGTGAGGAAATCTGAAATGAACCCTGCGCTGGAAAGTCAGTCGTTCTTTCTAACGCAATGTCTCTTGTAATAACAACTGTACTGCCACCAGTAGCACCAGTAATTGTATTGCCTGATGTTGTAGTAATAGTGCCAGTACTGCCAGAACCACCACTAACAGTATAATGTGTTGTTAATGTTTTCGTTGTTCCATCAACAATAAAGTTAAGGTCTGCATTTGCAAAGAACTCAAAAGGAACTGCAAAACTTGTTTGCGTTGCTCCTTCAGATACCGCATATGAAACTCTTGGTGAATTATCTGCTATTACTATAGTCATTTTGTTACCTCATTTTACCCCTGTTATCAATTAAATTTATATTTTTCAACGCACAATTAATAATTCCTAGAAAACGCTCTTGCTAATTGTTTCATTTCTTCTTTCCACCAAATAGTTCTCATATATGGAAGATTGCTCATAACTTTTGCACCACCCTTACCAATGTCACCATAAGCCATATCTTTAAAACCTTGAAAAATATCATAACCAATGCTAGGGCCAGCACCCATAATGCCAGTAAGAGCTTCGCCATAGTTTTTCTTTTGATTATATTTTGCAGCTATTAAAGGTTCATCACCACCAAATTTAGTAGGATTATCCATACCTAAAGCTAATGAAGTATGCATAGCAACATACATTACATCACTATAAACATTGCCTAAACCAGAATAATCTAATGCCCTCGATAAAGCAGTAGGCCAATTATCTTTTTCCCTAATATATTCTGGAACTCTTATCTGATATTGCAAATAACCTAACCCCATAAAAGCTGTCGTAATTAAAGCTCTATGTTTTGTAGCCGCATTTTGACCCATACTTCCGCTTATTTTTGTAACAGCCGCCATGAGATAAGAATAAAACTGCAATGGCCTAGCTAACATTCCGTTTTCAATTCTAGCGTACCCTCTAAACTTTGGGTCTTCTTTTAAAAACGGATGAAATCTTGCAACACTCATAGGTACATACATAACATTATCCATAACAATAGGTCTGTCAGCAGGCGTTCCCATTAACACTGTATTTAATATACCATTAGACATAGCTTCTCTAAAAGTATCTACTGTAGCTTCATCTATTTTATTTTGAGCATTAAATTTTTCTATTGCTAGTTCATTTATTTTATTTTCATATTCTGCTATTTGTTTAGGATTTCTTACTTTAACTTTATCAAATTGTTCTGGTGCTGTTTTTGTAAAACTATCTACTTGTTTTTGTATTTTAGAAAAATAAAGGTCAGCATTCATACTTCTATAAATAGGCGCGTTTTGTTCATGAATAGTTTTCATATCAACATTTTTATTTAATAATATATTAACTGTATTATTGTTATAATCTTCACCATGTTTAAATAAAATATCTAAGAAATTATGTTTAAATTCATCTGAAGAAATTCTATTATTTTGGAAAGCTTCTAATTGAGTTATATATTCTTTTTTAAATTTTTTAGGTGCAAAACTTTTTTGAAAATCTAAAACTTCTGCATCCATTAATTCTTCTAAAATTTCTTTATCAAAATAATCATCAACACTTACATTATTTCGTGTTCTACCATTACCAATATCATTTACAATTTTTTTTATTAAATCAACTTGAGGAAATTCTTCTCTAGTTCCATAAGGGCCACCTTCCATAAAACCATCTGGAGAAGGAGTACGATTTTCTATTATGACTTCTTCTAACCAATCATTGTCAATTAAATCATTTGACTCATTTGCAAAATCTTTTTTAAAATCATCATCAATAACTTTATCACTAGATGTTTCTACAAAATCATCTTTGTTTTTAACATTGTTCCAACTTTTTAATTTTGTTATATCATCGCTTGTTTTTATTTTACCTTTAACTATTCCTTCAAACACTTCTTGTTTAAAATTATTTAATGCAACAGCTTCTGCATATTCATCGTTATTTAAAAATATATTTGAACGTAAATTAAAATCTATTTCTTCATCTAAAGTATCTTTATATCTATTTATTATATTTTCATTATTTAATTTAACATTTTTAGTTTTAACTTCATCAAATAATTTAAACCCAAATTTTTCTGGTTTATTTGTTGTGTGTAATATTTCATGCATTTTAACAAAATCTAACCAGTCTTGAGGAGTTTCAAACATATCATCAGGTAATGGCTTTACACCTTTTCTCGTAGGAGATAACCAAGGCTTTTTCTTAAATTGTAAAAGTACATCATCTTCGTCTATATAAATAGTCTTTGTCTTATTGTCATACCAAACATTTTTATAAATACCTTGGTCATTAGTTTTTCCTACTTTTTCTCCTGTAATAATATTAACGCCTTTAGCAATGTCAGGAAATTCTCGTGCTTTTGCCCAAGCTTCTGTGTTTGCAACATATTGCCCTGCTCTAGTTTTTTGCCAAGGTGCTTTTGCAATTTTTTGAGCTGTTTTAAAATCTATATTATATCCTATTAAAAATGTTCTTTCTTCAGAAGTAATAGGTTTTTTAGCTTTTTTACCTTGAGACCAACGAATACAGCGGTCAATAATAGTATGTTGCCTATTTAAACTTTCCCAATTTTTTAAAAACGCAGTCATAGGAGTAAGACCGTTTAATGTATAAAAAGCATTTTTACTTTTATTCCATACTTTAGCGTATTTATTATTGCTCATCATTTCTTCCATTAAACGTCTTTGCGCTCCACCAGCCCTTACTTCCCAGCCCTCACCAGCAAGCATAGTTTCTCTAAACCCAGCAGAAGTTGTGTTATCAAATCTATCTAATATAGAAAACAATGACCTAAATACTGTACTTAACTCATTGGTCATAAGCATTTTTGCTGGCTCACTTATAGTAGCTAAACCAGCAGAACCTAAATAACTCGTACTTGCTAACTCACTTAAAAAATAACCAAATCTATGAGAAAATTTACTTGGGTCTCTTTTAACAACACCAACAATTCTATCATACATATGTCTAAAATCTTTAAGCGCGGCATTAATTTTTCTTTCACTCATACCTTGAGCCATGCCATCTAATTCAATTTCATCTAATATATCTTCAATATCTTTATTTCCGTACATTTTACTAAATTCTAATGCTGGAGCCATACGTCTGTCATATTCATACATAACATCCATCGGGTCAGTAACTAAATAATCTACAACATCTTTATTAGGTATATCTAATGTTCTGCTCATAGTGTGTTTAGCAGAGCCTGCACCCATAAATACTGTATCAGGATTTATTGGGTCATGACTTTCATTAAGAATTTTTTTGACAGTTTCTTCTGCCCTTAATTTTATAGCTTGGTTTGTATTAGATTTTCGAGGATGTGGGTTAGCTTTAAAATGTGCAATAATTTTGTCTGTAAATCCTGTTCTATCTGTTTTAATTTTTTGAGTATCAAAATAACGCGCAAAGAAATGGGTTTCATTTGTTGGTCTATTAGTATTTGTAAAAGCATCATCAAGTAATTTTCGACTTTCAATTACTCTTTCTTTTAATCTTGCTATTGTTCTTTTAGCTTTTTCTATAGACCTTTTATCCTTTAATGTTTTTAATCTAGTTTCATGTGCTGTAATTGAATCTTCATCTTTTGTAATAATTTTTCTATAGTATTTAGAAGAACCTATTAAACCATTTTCTCTTAACTCTACTTCATATTTATTAAAATAATCATCTAACATATCAGATGCTTTTTTTTCATTAGGGGTCATATTGTCAAAATCTTCTAATATTCTTTTTCTGCTTACTCCTGACATCCAATCATTTAGTGTCATTTTACCTTCTCGACCAAGCTTTTTATCTACTCTTGCTTTAAAATTAGTAGGGTTATAACCAGCAAAAGTTGTTGCACCGCCTATATCATCAGACCAAAGTAAAGCCATTTCTAATTGAGTTTTATAAACTTGCCCCCTTCTTACTTTAGCTTTTACATAAACAGAACTACCAGTTACTTCCCCAGCTAAATTACCAACAGTTAATAAACCATGGTCAGCCGCTAATTGATGCATATATTTTTTAGTTACTTTTAAAGGTGTTCTTAAAAATCTTTTATAAGGATTAGATACACCTCTTACAAAAAAATTATCATCTCTATAAATACTATTTTGGTCTTTATCTTTATAACCTTCTAATTCTCTTAGGGCTATTTCTTGATTAATTTCTGTAACACGAGTATTATCATTAAGTTTTTTTGCATTAGCTAAATCAGTTCGTAATGTTTTATTACTAGCTTTGCCAAATGCTCTTGTTTCTCTTGCGCCTAATAATTCTATATCATCTGGTGTTAAACCATCTAATGCACGCAATACAGTCTTATGTTCTTTAACTGCTTTAGCTGTAGCTTTTGCTCTTAATGTAGGAGATACAGCAAGTAATCCACCAAACAAACTACCAAACACAGCGGCAGAACCAACTTCTAACGCTACCTCTTCTGCCGAAGCTAATGGGTCAACAGGGTATCTAGTAGCTTCTTTAAGACCTATTAAACCAGTAACACCAGCACCAACTCTTAATGCAGATTTACCAATACCAAAACTTGGGCCACCAAAAGGAAGTGCTATAAAATTAATTGGGTCTAATAATTCATAAGCTAAACTTTCAAAAAAACCTGTTTGATTTCTAGCAACTCTTGTTTCTAAACCTTTGCGTATCATTGAAATCTGATTATCTAAATGAGTCTCACTTTCAGAATCAGCTAATAATACTGCGTACTGTTTTAAATCATTAGGTATCATATCATAAGTTAGGTCAAAATTTTCATCATAAATTGGGCGATGAAATAAATAATTAATTTGATTTTGATAATTAAATTTTATATTAGCTACTGCTCTTTTAGTCCAAGGAACTTTTTCGTCAGTTTTTTGTAAATTTAAATCAGGACTAACTGTTCGTGAAAAATAATTTAAACCATTTACTTCAGTCATTTAGTATTACCTTTTTACTTTGCAGTTCTTCTAACAAAATCTATTGCCGACTCGCCATCATTAGGAAACATTGGGAACATAGAATAATAAAAACCTTCTAATGCATCACCAGTCATATCAGATATTGTTGGGCTATCATAAGCAGTTCTTTTAATAAAATCTATTTTTGACTCGCCTTCATTATTAAAAATTTCCCATAATTTAATAGCTTCTAATTCGGGTACTCTTTTTTTAGATTTAGTAAAAATTTTACCAGCATAAGGGCCATTAAAAAATACAAAGAAATCTTTACCATCAATTTTAGCTTTTACACCAAAATCATTTTTAGTAATATTTGTTATAGCTTTTAACTCTTTTGAGTCTGCTTTAACATAATCATCTTCATTTTCTTTTGGAAACATAGAATAGAATATATACTCTAATCCATCACCAGCTAAATCAGCAAGCGTTGTATCGCTAGTATCTTTATACAAACCTTGCTTTGTTCTTTTCATATGTTCTTTTATTGATTCTGTAGGTAGTTTATCTTGAGGGTCAAAGTAACGTAAACTATCTCCTCTCTCTTCTTCAAACATTCCCATAGCTCTCATTCTTTCATAAGTAGTTTTTCTTGCCCATTCTTTATAAGCTTTTGGATTAGTAAGTTCATTTGGTCTGGGGCCAGCTTTTATATTTTGAACTATTCCAGGAATTTTGCCAGCTTTGTAAGCTAATTTATTTCTTGCTTCCATTTCTGCTCGAGCATCAGCTACAGCTTTTTGAAAAGCTTGTTGAGCATTATAACCGCTTTCACTATATTCTTCTAATACCTGCATTATATCATTTTCAGAACCAGTATTAAATTCAAAAGCTGGTAAAAAAGCTTCTCCATTTTTTTCTACTAAAAGAGGAATAAGCGCACCATCTTCTGAAATGTATGCATCGTACCGAACACCAACTGTTCCAGCATATTTAGTAGGAACTAAATACGCATTTTCACCTAATATATACTTTCCATATTTAGCTAGTTCTTTATTTATATGCGTTACTGCTGGTTCTGAATTACCCCCTGTAACAGCCTCTAAAGCGTGCATACTAAAAAAACCTTCGTCTATTTTAGAATGTGGACTAAATACATATTCTGTTGGTAAAAATATTTCTTCTGCAACCTTTGTTAAAACTTCTTCTAAATTATCTGTATTAGGATAAACGTATAAATAATATTTAGCATAAGATGTAAGTTCTGTAGCTATTTGCTCATGTAAATCAAATTCGTCCATTAAATATTTTTTTATTTCTTTTTTGCTAACATTGTAATCTAGTTTGCTATCTTCATCTCTAAAATAGTTTTTTAATCTATTTTGAAACAGGTCATCATTTTTTTCATTAGCAAGGTCTTGAGCAATTCCTAATATATTTTTTGTGCCTTCGAATTTACTTAGTTCGTGAATAGCATTTAATTTTGCATATATATCTTGATTAGCTCCTAAAGCTTCACTTGTTCTTAAAGGATTAATTCTTCTTCCTGTAGCTGGGTCAATTTTTTCATTTAAAATAGTATACCATTTAAAAGCCATAGCCATGCTTGCAGGGTCGTTTGTTGAAACACCATTTGCAATACCCAATAATTCTACCCTTAAACTTTCTGGAATAACTTCTGACATTAGTTTTAAAAGTTCTGGATTATTCATACTATCAGGATTTCTCCATGATATTTCTTTTTTTGCTAAAATTCTATCAGCAGCTTTTCTATGATTTGAATTTCCGTACCTTCCGTTACCATTTGTTACAGTATTTTCATGTACTATTTTTGAACTTGCTTCTGTATCTTTATTATTTTTGTCTTTTACTCTCGTTAATCTAGTTGTAACTTCTTTATTAATTGAATCAATTTCATTTGCACTTACTCCAGCCATCATAGCGTTTCCAAGCATTTCAAGCCTGCTAGGAACTAAGTGAATATCTCCATCTTCATTTAAAGTTTCTTTTCTATATTTTCCAAATATTGTTTCACTAGTTCCTTTACCACTTATAAATAATGATAAATCTTCTAATTGTTCCTCAGTTGCATCTGGTAAGTATTTATTAAACAATCCTTTATTGTAAGCAATTTTTAATGGAGATGCTATATTTATAGCTTCAGTACCTGACAATAATATAGATGGATTACCTATAGCCGAATTTATTATATTTATATGTTCATGGAATTCATCAGGGCTTAACTCTCCCTTTATAGCTCTATTAGTAAGCTCATTAGTTCGGTCTCTTAAAAGTAATTGATTTTCTTCTCTTTTTACTCTTAATAAAGCTTCATCCTTACCAGCCCTAATTTTTCCATTAACCCATTCTGCATCTTCATTAGTAAACGCTGGTGATTGAGTTAAAAAATTAACTAAATCTTTACCATCTTGATTTAAATTGTTTGCATCACGAGTTGATATAGCATAAATTAAAGTTTCTGTTTCAACATTAGGATTGTTAACTAAATAATGATTAATAAATGGTAAAATTATAGAACGCCTTGTAAGCTGTAATTGGTCATCAGCCGTTGAATCACCAATACGCGGTCTTTCATTTTCAATTCTATTCATAAATAACATAAAACGAGAGTTTACAGTATCATATAAAGCATTTTTTCCTTCTCTAGTTATTTCTCCATAAATAGGTTCATCCAACTCATTAAATCCTAAAGGAAAATTATTTAACATATCATAAATTTTATTACTGTCTGAAACAATTTCATTTCTTCTTTTATTTTCAAATTCTCTTCTAAATATTTCATTATCCGCAGTAATAACATTTGAGAAATCATCAGACTTAGCATTCCATGTTTTATTTACAGCCGCTTGATTATCAGCAGTTATATAATTGTTATAAATATATATTGCGTCTTCATGAAATTCTTTTGGAAGATTATTTAAATGATTTATATCTCCCGATACTAAAAATGCACTTAAAAAAGTTAAATCATTTTTAGTTTTAATTTTTGTTCCAATATGGTTTAAAGCACCATCAGCAGAAATTTTAAGATAACTATCTATAGTTTTTTGCGCTTCTTCTGCTGTAATAATATTAGCGTTAACTAAAGATGTTTGATGCTCTATTTCTTTTTTTAATAAAGAATTTGTTTCTGAAAGTGTTGTTTCACCTTCAGCCCCTATTCTTACATCTTTCCAAGAGCCAGCTTGAGTTAAATGAAAAAGTTGTTCTTTAACAAATTGACTTCTAACTTCTTCTTCAGATTTTATTTTCTTTCTTTGATAAGTATTCCAATTATCTTGTAAACTTATTTTTGTTCTAGCTATTTGTTGTTGCCCTACATCTTGAATAAATCTTGCGTATTTAGTATCGGGTTCATTTTTCATCATGCCTGCAATATATTTGCTCATACCTTCATCAAATTGAGCAGGGTTTACTGGTAAAAATGGGTCATCATTAATTGATAATTTTTTTGATTGATTATATATTTCGGTTTCTATTGATTGTTCAAATCGTTTATTTATAACTCGTTTATATTCTTGTTGAGCTTTAAAATTAAAACCTTTAAGTATGCCTAAAGCTTTTGGCATACCATTTTTATCTAACGTAATAATATCTTCCCTTTTAGCCGCTTCAGCCATATCTATAGCTTCAACATTTGACCTGTCAGATATTAACTGAAAAGCATTTTGGCTTATTCTCCCAGCATTATTACTTATTTGTTCCCATAATTGTGCTGAACCAGTGTCTATTCTTGCAACACCTATTGGCTGATTTGTTACTCTAGATTGTTGTCTTATTACTGGCATCTATTAAAACTCCGTAAAACCTTTTGTTTTCTTATAATTAAAACCAAAATCAGCCGCACTCGTTAGCATAGAAACTTTACCAGAGCGTATTATATTTTTACTTTTACTTCTTTGAGAAGCGGCTTCAATTTGTTTATTTATTTTTTGCATACTTGTTTGCGCTGATGCTCTCATTTCATCTTCAGCTATTGTTTTTTCTTGACGTTTTAAAAATGCTTGAACACTTGGGTCAGAAATATCTCTACCCATTGCTCCCATAAATAAATTTTCGTTGACAGCAGTTTCTTGTTCAAATTGTTTTCGCCTTATAAATGATGTCTGTTTTGCTTGAATTTCTAATAATTCAGCATCTATCAAAGCTAACTCAGCACTTTGCAAAGCAGCTCCAGCACCATAAGAAGCAGACTTAGATGCACCAAATATTTGCAAACCAGAGCTAGCTATAGCCATCATTGTTATCGGGTTTATTGCCATTTATATAATTACCTCCGCAACAAGACCATTAACTTGTATAGGTAATGGTTCACTCTGTGTTATATTAACTTGTGGGTCACTACTATACCCAAGTAATCTAAACTCTCTTTTACCAGTTACAGGCGTTCTTATCTTAGACATATCATCCGTTACCTGACGTATTGTTAATGCTGTATTATTTACACTTACTGCAAGTGTACTATTTAAATCAAGAAAAACAGAACCTATAGCCCTTGGTAAGCCTGTTACTGGGCCAACATCAGTATTTAATTCTAAAGGATTTGTTTTTAATGTAACGTCAAACTTATATCCTACTTCTGCTGTTGTTATAGCTTCAACCGCAGATACATCAGCGTTACCACCAGCAACAACAACATCACCATAATAGTTTGTATTGCTAATAACACTTACTGATGCCCCATTTGCAAACTCAGAACTAACTGTAAATACTCCTGTTGTACTTGTATATGTTTTGGCTACATCTAAATTAACTGTATCCTTAAATTCACATAGAATGTATTTTTGTGTACCAGCACCAGTGTCAATAATAATATTACAAAATACCTTATCATCAATAGCAACTACAGATTTAAACGAACCTCGAGTTGTAAACTCTACCCACCCAGCACGCTTCTCTGTTCTATTAGAGTTAAATACTGCAATCGTTCCATCGTTATTTGTTATAAATAAATAAGACTCGTTACGATTTATAGCACCTCTTAATGCTGTTTGCTCAATAGGATTTTTAATTAAATGTGATGAAATAGAAGAAATAGACGAAGAAGTATAAGAGTCTTCTCCATCAGTAAATATATACTCTCTAACAATAGCACCATTCTTTTGAACAAATATAGTAGCACCATCTAATGACTCAGGCCGTATCCACTCACATCCATAAGGTGTTTGTTTTCTTAACTGTGCATTGGTTGGTGTAATAGCATTACCTAAAAATGTAGGTACAAATAGTTCATTAGATGCTGTAAAGATTTGTAAATCTCTATTAGATACTAAATGACGTATTTCATTTACCTCTCCTGTAGCGGCAATAAGTTGGATTGAGTCTGTATCATTAGCCGACCCAACATCAAAGTTCCAGTATTCGCCTGTTTTAGACATCCAAATGGCATCAGGCTGGGAAGATGTACCGCCAAATACGAGTCTATTTTCATGGAACGTTACCGCTACAGGAAACCCTCTTACGCTTGAAAATACTTGCTCTTGCCATTCTAATGTTGCCGCACTTGTAGTTATTTTTATAGCCGCACCGCCACCATCTTCACTTGATGTAGCAGAACCATTAGCTTGGAAAGTATATGTATTTTCATCAATAACAGTTTGTATTGCTTCAGAATTATTTAAATTAGATGTCGATATTCCACCAACAGCAGCGGCATCAGATATAACAATAGTCTCACCACCTTTAAAACCATGAGCAACATGAGTAACTTCTACTATGTCGCTACCCGATGCTGTTCTAAATGCATTGTTTATAAGTGTTTGTTGTAATGTTTTAAGTATTGTGCCTGTAGCTGTAGTTGCATTTGTTACCGCAGTTATTAGTATTTCAGACTCATGGTATTTTAAACGTGTACCAACATGACCTGATACAAAATAATCAGCACTTGTTGTTAGTGTTTTTCCTGTGCCAGCGGCAGTTGCATTAACTGCTAATGTAACACCTGTATCTTGAAAGTAATAATAAGGTTGGAATGTATCGGTTACTGTAGAGCCTGATGTTAATGTATCGAATGCTTTTACTTCTACTTGGAAAGATGTTGCACCTGTACGCACTAATAAACGTGGCTGGAATAATGCATGACATATCCACATAATGTCACCGCTTTGAGCAAATGAATATTCATGCACATATGTATGACTAAAAGGTAATGCATCACCATCAACATCAGCAGTTAAGGTAGCAACTAAGCTTGTAACGCCAGTTGATTGCACTACACGAAATACTCTTAACTTAGCATTTTCGAGTGAAACAATATATTGTTCGTCATCAGAGAATATAAAAGGTATTAATCTACTTTGTATATTTGTTCCTCCAGTAAAATCAGTAACAGTTAATCGTGTACTATCTGTTGTACTTACTGTTAAATTTGTACCAGATTGAGGATAATCTCTTACAACAGTAACAACTGCTGCACTAGGATTAGCTACTGTAAATCCTGATATTGCATTAATAGCTGTATAAATATTATCAGCAGTAGTATCATTACTTTCATTAGGTCTAAAGTAATGAGTATTACCAGAAGATGCAGAAGGACTACTACCACTAGAAGTTTCAGACTCTAAGGTAATCTCTGTTCCATCATGGGTAAAAAACTTTATTTGAGTACCAACGGCAATGTTAGCATAATCCGAAACAGTTATAGTAAATGATGTTTGCTCTACAGTTATATCATATTCGTAAATGCGTTCTGTACCAGCACGCTTAATAACACCACCTTCACTCCTCAGTAAAAAGTTTTCTACTCTTTGAGCAGATGCATTATAGATTGCACTATCTGTTCGTGATATTGCAGAAGGACTAATTTCACCAAATTGGAAGTTATTTACTGGTACTCGAACTTTCCGCATTAGCTACGCCTTTGAGTAATATACCTACTGGTATTAAATTTCCTAGTTGTTTGCTGTTGAGAGTCACTCGCTCTTGCTTTAGCCATAGATATTGCCGCTTTGTCTTCCATCATACTAGCCATAGATGTATCTCTAGCTATAGAAACTGCAAACATACTAGCCAAAGTATATTCAACAGCTATTGTAAAATACGAAGGCCAATCAACTTCTGAGGCTCTAAATGTATAATCAGCAATTAAAGTCTCTGTACTACTTGCATCACAAAATACTTTATCGCCATAAGTCTGATACTCTATAGGAAAATCATTTACTGTAACTGCGTGTAACATTATTAAGTCTGATGGTAGTTGATATGCCGCATCATATCTTCCTGTAGGTGCATCAGACAATAAACCAAGCTGTGCTTGCTCTGTTGCAAAACGCCATCGACAATTTGTTAATGCCGCCCTTGCTATATCTTCATACATATTAGAAGCAACTAGTGCTTCATTTGTAGAATCCTCAAAAGACGTAATAGGCTCTGCGCCTATAAGTATTAAAGCTCTTGAAGAAACATCAATTGATGAGTTTGCCGCTGTTGCCATATGTAATTTAGGGGGCCGTTAAGCCCCCTAATCCTCTAATCGCCGTCTGTTTCTGCCACAGCAGTGCCGTCAGAAACGTCAACAACGCTACCAGTATTACTTAATACAGTTACAAAATTTGTTGTTGGAACATTAGTATCGTGAACACAAATTAAGTCACGAACAGCTAACATACCAGCCGCATCATTAAAGTAACCAGCAGTATTAACAGTAGCAATAGCATCCGTGGTCGTATAACGCCAGAAATTGCCATTTGAATCTCCAGCTAATCTAGAGAGTCCGCTTGCCGCATAAGCCATTTTAAAGTCCTTCCTTTATTATCCGTTATTGTCAAGAACTTCGTAGATACCATTGTCGTCTATTGCAACAGACCCCATTGACATCATTGAAGTGGTGAGATGAGAAGCTTTCTCAGGGACATAATTGACCTCTGTAGAAACATCAGCATTAATACCAAGACCAATAGCTGAAGTATGATAAGCTATATTTTTACCACCAGCTATTGCCGCAGTAGAAAATACATTAAAGCCTAAGAACTTCTTCATTGTCATTCCACCAGCGTATGGTAGATTTTGGTCACCAACAAAGTCTGACGATGCAAACTCTGTAATTAAGAATAAATCAGCAAAACCTTTAGGATGCATTGCTAAAAATCTTTGACCATCTTCTGGTACTTCTGCCGCGCCCATAGTTTCAAACAATGAAAGCAAGTCAGCTTTTTCTACAGCAGAACTTGTGTCATGAATTTGTGTACTATTCGCACCAGCGTCTAGGGCCGCAACAATAAGGGCATCTGTTTTACGACCAAGAGCCGCCGCCGCAGATTGTGCTACTGCTTGACGCTCATTGATATTTACTTTTAACTCATCGAGTTTATCAATGTATTCAGCGGCATAGTAGTCAGCCATTGTTGCTTCAACGGTTGTGTGCGCTAGCTCCATAGGAGTAACCATACCGTTACGAGATTTAGTTGATGCTTCACCAGAACCAATTTTTTGGAAACGAGCTACGCTACCTGTAACATTGGTAGACCTAACTGTGTTACGCAATTTAGAACCCATACGTTGATACGCTAAATGCACATCGGACTCAAATTGTTTGATGAAGGCTGTGTCGATTGAATTTGCCATTACGACTATCCTTTTCAATTAAGTTGCACTATTTTGTATCTTGGGTATCTGTTTCACATAGTCATTGTAGGTATCCAAATGGGCTACTCAATGTATCACAGGCCGTGATGCTAGATTGTAAACATTTTTTTTAAACAAATTGCAACGCACAAAATGCACATAATCCACATTTTTTCCTTTTATAACCGCATCTGCCTTAAATCCTAGCCATAATGCCCACTTTATTATACGTTCATTTGATTCTAATATGTTCATATTAAGCTTGTAATAATTACCATGCATAAATTCTACAAGATTAGGTGAGGCTTTTAAAAAACTATACCAATTATTCTGCATATCTTCTGCAAACATAGCCCACATTAGCCCTGTTTGTGGGCCATCAGCCTCTACACCAGTAATTGCAAGAGGTACATAATCCTTTTCAACAACATAAACATCGTCTTTTCCTACAAATTCTACAAGAAAATCTATAGGAGTCCTGTCAAACAATGACAGTTCAAATATATTTTCTTCACTAAGTGTTTCAGATAGGGGAATAATATGTTTCTTTTCAGCAGGGACTAGCCTTAACCGCCCCTGCTTCATAATAACATTAGGTTCCATACAGCCGTTTAAAGCCATCTTCAATAGTTTTAACATATGCTGGGTCACGTTTAGTTGGATTATGATACTTTTCATCAAGCATCATTGTTCTTAAATCAGACTCTTCTAATGTGTCTGCAACATCACCCTGCACATTTAATGACGGATTTTTCATACTTTCCATAATATGTTCTAATGCAATAATGCCTTCATGCGTTTCTGCCATACGCTCTATTGCTGGCATGACTTCTTTAGGAAAGAATTTATTTGCAAATGCACTTGCGGCATTTGTTCTGTCTAATGCTTGGTCTCCTAGCTTAATCATTTCATCATCTATATTTACTTGACTGCCGCCAAAAGCATCTACATATTTTTGAATACCAGTTTCAAACATTTCCTGACTGTATCCATTTTCAAAAGAATGTTCTGCCCACCATTGCATAAGCTCACTTTCTACAGCTTCGCTTTCATCAATACCTTCTGGTAATTTATAATCACCTTTATTTTCTGGACGATTTTCATAACGCTTCTGATGTAACTCTTCTTCTATTTCTTTACGCAATGTTTCATCTTTTGCGCCAAGCTTAGACTCTAATTGTTTATAGGCTTTAGCTAAGTCTTCACCAGTTTTGTATTTCTCAGGCAACCATTCTGGTCTATCAGAAGTTTCTACTGCTTCTGTTGTTTCTGTTGCTTCAGCAACTTCTTCTGCTGATGTATCTAATAATGTTTCATTCATTGATTTTTCCTATGTGCGTGTTGTATACGCCTTTCTAAAAGACCAACTATATATCTCTGACCTTCTAAATGACGCAATTCCTCAGTTGTTACATTCGGGCCATTTACCATCTCTATTGTTATAGAGCGTAAATACTTTAATACTTCCTTACCAGTAGCAGACTCTAGTAAAGATGCAATATCTTTGCTTATTTCTTTATCTCTTGTAGCATCTCTTTGGAATCCATCGACTCCAATATTAACTTTACTGGGCAACCATTTCTTCCTGTTGTTGCAGTTGAGCCTGTTGCTGTTGCATTGCCGCCATCTGTTGAGCCGCTTCAGCTATCTGCCTACGTTGCTCCTCATCTCGTATTAATGCATCAGGTACACCAAACTTCTTAGCTAAATGTACCGCAGTCTCCTCACCATCTATTAACATATTAAGCATTTCGGGGCCAAACACACCACCAACTAACTCTAAGAAACGAGATACAGAACTTATATCCTGATTTGCCTGCGCTTGAGCCAATGGTGATATTGATTTAACCTTTACTTCTCTGCCATTTACGACAGGAATTTCTATTCTACCCTGTTTTTTAAGGATATATATTAGTCTTTGTAACACTGGTTGTACTAATTCTGCCTGTAATCTACCAAATGCAGACCCCATTCTGCGTGATAAATCAGCCATTCTTTCTGCAACTTCAGTAGCAGAAGCTGGTGTTCTGTCAGGATTACCTAGCATATCATTGTATAATGCACGTTTAATATTTAATCTCATGTCACTAAGTACCAACTGTGCTACATCAAAGTTACCAGCGGCCTGTATAGGTTGCAATCCAGCAGAGCCAATACCCTTTGGTATTATACTTCCTGGAACTAGCTGGATAGTATCTACGTTTACTACACCATCATCTTCCATTTGATAAATGCCAGAGATAGACATCTGTGCATTTTCTAATATTAATTCTATTGTAAGATTAGTAGTCTTAATCGCACTAAGAGCGTTCATAAGTGGGCCACGACCATATACTTCACCAGCACATTTAGACCAACGGAAACAAATAAACGGATTAGCACCCACGCCATCCATCTTATTATAGAATACAACGCACTTAGTTGTCATACATATAGCGTAATGTAAGTATGCTTCTTCGTTTTTAGATGCATAATCCCTGCATACAATCTCTAATATGGTTGTTGTTTTTGTACCTGAGTGGCTTATCATGTTAGTTATTTTAGGCGGCATTGTAGAATTAGGGTACAATAACGGTATTTGGTCAAAGCGTATTTTCTTTCTTTCCCTAAATACATGGTCAATTTTATCATCAGGGCCAGTATCGAGTATAACATGAGGCAGAGGTACTGCGGAGAATATTACAGGGTTTAAAGAATCGCCCTCTTCTACTACCAGTACCCCAGTACCTACTGCTAAATCCATAAAGGACTCATGCACTTCTTGGGAGAAATTAGAATTTTGTATAACCTCAAATACATATTCTGTTACTTCATCGAGGTCATTATTAATCGGGTCACGTTCTGCTTTAGGAACTTCAGAACCAGCCACAAGGTCAGCCCACCTAGCAAAATTAGGCACAATACCAGACTGCAAACGAGAAGCGAACTCTTGTACACCCACCACAGCAGTCTCATCAAATATTTTATCATCGCGTCTTTGACCCACAGTTTCATGGTAGAATGACTCCCTCATGGGTAGAGCATATTCATAACATTCTTCAAACAATGGAACAAAGTTTTCCCTTAAAGCCTTAGCTTTTTCGTACCTTTCCATGTACTTTTTAGCAATAGGGTCATCATTGTAATCGTTATCCATTAACCAAACCTACCCATACCAAAACTTCTACTATCATAGCCTTGACCGCCAGCAAGCATTGTTCGCCTACGACCTTTTCCACGACCTCGTTGGCGTTTTTTCATACCTTCGGTCATGGTAATAGCTTGCTCTTTATCTTCTTCTTTTTGCTCTGTAATTCCAGCCGCTATCTGCGCTTTTTGCTCTGCCGCTTGTGCTTGTTGAAGTTTTGCAAGTTCAGCTACTGCTGGGTCTTTTTTAGGTTTTGGAAAGCACATAATATACTCCTTTATGTTTCTTGCTTACTGTGTAAGCACAGAAAAAAAATTTTTGCAACTCACAATTACATTCTAGCCCATAATCCTTGCCGTCTTCGTGGCTTATTGGTGCGTGCAAATACATCGAAGTTGCGCTGTACGACTGTAGCTTGCGCTGGTTTTTGATTACTTATAAGGGTTCTGCCTTCTCCAGCCCCTAGTAATAGGTATTGTAGTGCGTCATGTATGTGTGAATACATATTTTTATCAGGTTTATCTGCGTATCGCTCTCCTGATACCTCCATTCTGCGGTAGGAGTATCCCCCTTCAAAGCCTTTTATGAGGGATGAACACCGCCTATCAATGAGAAAAGCGGGCTTACCTTCAGACATTTTATTTAATTGTGAGGACACCGCCTCGAGTCTAAGGTCTACAGAGTTACTTGGTGCTGGTACTGCTCTTAGCCCTGCTCCTCTTAATATATGAAAGGGTGTTGATTCATCGGTTTGCGCTCTAAAGTCTCCAGCAGGGTCACCGAAGATAAGAACATCAGGGCAATCAGGAAAACGTGTAGCTAGTTCCTCCCTTAATACCTCTGCAAATCTAACAATACCCATATCAATTGCTACAATTTCTGACTGTATTAGCCATCTACCGCGTACCTTTTGGCCTAATACTGCCGCTGGTGTTAGCCCAAAGTCTATACCAACGTATAAGGGCAATGAAGCGGCAACTGGAATTTCCTCTTTAGCCACATGAGTATC